TGCGAATATCCTTTTTGAAATGCTTTATAATTGTAACCCGCTTTTCTTTTTTGTTTATTGAAACTATCCCATTCTGAAATAGTCATATATTGAATATAATGCTTGTCGTTTTTTGTTGCTATTACTTCAATTATTTGATCACTATTTACGATAGGATGTTTCAATTATAAAGTTGGTGGAGTTATTTGTTGTACTGGATTTTCTTTTTCTATTAATTTTAATTCAGCATCAACATCTTCAACCAAATCCAAAATTCCAACTGATGTTTTACGACTTATAATTTTACTTTGAACAGCCGAAGTAAGTGTGTCAACTGTTTCTTTAATATCCGATGGCAAAATTGAATTAAATTGAATATCAAAATATAAAGCAGATCCTTCTTTTGAAAAGCCAGTATTGGTTGTTTGAGTTATTCCTGATATAATAATATTCAAACATCTTTCGATGAATGTTTGTGTTTCCAATTGCTTTAACGAAGCTTTTACATTTGTAGCTAAAAACATTAATTTAACCGTTTTTTCAGCAACATTTCCTAATGATTTTAACTTGTCTAATGATAAATTAGGCACTCCAGAACCGTATGCAATTGCATCTTCCAACTTGTCTAATTCTAATTTGTTGCTTTCTGGTGCCGTTGTGGCCTCCAAAAATTTCACATCTCCTCTTATTTCTTTACCCTCATCATCGATACTAATTGGTATATTGAAATGCTTACCACTTTCTTCTTTCAATGGCATAGTCTTAACCTCACCATAAGTTAATAATATAGGGTGTCCAGAATAATCATTTGCATCACCAAGCTTTGATAAAGCAACCTCATGTCTGTCAACTGCGGATCTAACCGTATACCATTGTGGTTCGTTTTGATAATCATACACTACTGGTATTCTATCAAAACCGTGAGGAATTGGATTTGATTGAAGTATAAATCCTCCATCTTTATTATTTAAATAGTAGTAATTTTTTTGGTCCCAAATTTGGACGTTACTAAGGTCTTTTCCATCCTCAGTAGATTTGTACTCCCACATAAAAGCTATCATGTCTCCGCTTGCATCAAAATAAGGCGTCATAATTCCTTTTGTGTTGTCAAGTACTTTTGCTTTTATTTCCTTGGCTTGTGTTTTCATACCAAGAAATGCCAATACTTTATTTAGCAATGATGTTTTTTCGCTGTCGGCAATATAGAACTGAACAGCTACTTGGGTTTGAGAAAACTTTAAAATAGTAGCTTCTAATAATTTAGAATCCATTCTGTTTACACGCCAAATTTGTTTCACTAGCTTCGCCAAGTCATTGTTTTTAGAAGGTATTAACGTAACAGGTTTTCCAATAACAAAAGCTGCTAAAGTTTCAACAATGTTTTGAGCGTGGTTTAAATAGATTTTTACCATTTTCGACATCTTCCCGTCACCTAATGCTTTATCAATTTGAATCTTTTCAATTTGACCATCTCTTTGCTTTCTATCAAAGTCTTTATATTCTTTGATATAATCATCGATTTTTTTAATGTCTTTTGTCTGAGCTTTAATTTTATTTATAGCTGATGACGGGTCTGTTTTTAGTAATTCTAATAATTCCATAATTCTTTTTAATAGGTTATATTTTTACTTTCTTCTTCGCTCATTTCGTAAGTTCTAGACTTATTGTTATATGCCATGTGACCATAACGAGTTGCGTCCCAGAAATGATTGAATTTATCAATTGGCTGGTTTATTGCAATTCCATTAATTTCTTTCATTCTATAATTTTCTTGCTCCTTTTTAGCATGGGAATACAAATGATTTTTAACGATTTGTATTTTCTTTTGCTTCATCGAACCAAGCCAATACATTACACTTTTATTTTTGCTGATTTTAAAAGCTTTCCATCCTTTGCTTTTAAGTGCTTTGACCATTTCAACAGTTCCCTTATTTTCACCTGTATATTTGTCTGAACTATCACAAGGTAATGGCAATGATTTATCAATGTTTAAGGCTTCTAATAAATTGGAAAGCTCGTCTGGAGTTTCAATAGGTTCATAACATAAAAGCTCAACCCATATATTATATTCATCTTCAGCGTATTTTACTAAAGCATTTGGATCTGTGGTAAATCCAAAGTCATTGGCATGTATGTGGGCTACATGGTCTGGGAATTTATCAATGTATTCTACAAAAGGGAAAATAATTCCTTTCATTGCACCACGTAATCCTAGGGCGTAAACCTTATGCATAAACTCATCTGCTGTACCATTTTGGATATTTGTAGGGTGTGGTGGTGGTTGATTTGTTTTAGAAACCGGTTCTACTTTTTTTGTTAATGGATTGTAGCAACAAACAACATTATTTTTGACTATATAAGAGTTTGGCTTCCAAGGGTCGTATGATAATATTTTGTTGCGTTCCTGAACAGATACAAATTTGTTATCAAGGTAAGTTGTGCGTAAAAATCCAACATCAGGCCTTGTAAGAACTTTATCAAAAAACCAATGCTCGGTAACGCTAGGGTTATAATCAGCCCACCAAAACTTTCTACAACGCATTTCTGTCTGGTCAAAAACAGATTGATTGATAAACATAATTTCATTGAAAAAAGCATAGTCACATCCTCCACCATGCTTTCCATCTCCAAGAAAATAAATAGTGCTTTTACCAATTCTAAAACTCTTTACCTCTTTGGCATTGTGAAATGGATTTGGAAGTCCGTAATCGTCTAGCCTTCTTTTGAAATCATCATAAAGAGTAGTCTTGAACTCGTTGTAAGTTTCTCTATAAATATTGATAGTGCAGCTTTGTTCAACATATAAGCAAAGCCAAATAATTATATCTACCCCAGCCCAAGTTTTGCCAGAACGAGAGGAACCTTCTAGTGCGCATCCACGGAAACCGCTAATCAATTCTCCTCGCTCGTTGTAGTTTTGTTGAAGAATTGCAGAATGAAGGAATTCGTAGTTTGGATTAGTATTTTCGTCAAAGTTGGTTAGCCTACTGCGTGAAATATCAATTTCCCTTTCTTTCAAAAGGGTTTCAAGTTCTAATATTTCTTTGTCAGTTAGCATTTATACTTTAACCTTAATTATTTCATGTCTTATCATGAAATTTACTTTTTTCTGCAATTCCTCTCGGTACTTTCTACCAAAAGATCTTTTGCTTTCATGCATTAAATTATATTGAAATATGATGTGCCTTTGTTCCTGTACATCATTAAGTTTGTGAGTTTTTATGTAGGAATTAATTAGACGCTGCTTTCTTCTTTTTTCAGTCAAAAGAATTAGTCTTTGCCACGAAATTGTTTTGAGTTTTTTTAGCATATAATTTTAGTTTTCAATTTCGCCATCAATTAGAATTATCTTAGAATCATCTTTTGCCTGTTCATCTGCAAAATCGAGTAAAGCCAAACCGATTAATTCTGGATTGGTTGTTTCTATGCCGTCAATAAAAATTTTCCCGTTTGATATCTCAATCATGATTTTAGATTAAAAAAAGTAATTTACATCTGGTTTTTTATAAGGATTGAATTAGAAATAACACAAATCTTTTTTCAATCCTAACGCCACACGGTCCAAATTGTCTATGCGCCAAACTTACAATCCGCATATCACCGAATGATTTAATGACCCATTCTACCAGGCCAGAAAGTTCGATGTTCCGACTTATCGGCATAAATTACTTTTGTTGTTGAGAAGACCTGAATCGAACAGGCTTCCTTTGGCATTTAAGATTTATACGTGTTTAAGAAACCTAAATAGAACCAAACGCTCTACCAAATGAGCTACTTCCCGATTTAAAAAACTTCGGAAAACATAATAAAAACCCGAAGTAAAAAAATATCCCAAATCCTTTGAATGAATTGTTGTAAGAACGTGACTATGTTTAAAGCTGACCCCAATCAACTTAGTAGCGAGAGTAGGATTCGAACCTACGACCTTCGAGTTATGAGCCCGACGAGCTGCCTCTGCTCTATCTCGCGATTTGATTTTTCAAAAGTAACAAAATATGTTCAATACATAACAAAATATGTTCTTAAATATTCAAAAAAATAGTTACCCTATTTTAGTTGCCTTTTCAATCAACTGCTTAATTCTTAACTCTCTATCAGCAGAATTATTAATTACTAGTGGCTTATCTTCATCTCCTTGTAGCACAATCTTGCGTGACGGATAGATACCTTCAAGTTTATTTATTTCCTTTTGAATTTGATTTATAGCAGTCATTCCTTGAGGAGTGCCTCTATACTGCTCTTTCATCGATCTAATGTTTTGCTTTAATTCAGCAATGCGAAGGGCTCTTTTTTGTTCTATAGTTGCTTCCTGGTCCTCGTGCCAAATTTTATAAGCCTTTTGAAGTAAGTTTTTACTTTGACGCCTACAAACACCCCATTCCTGCTCAATATTTTTAAGGATTAGATAGTCTTGAATCCCATTAATTATCCAGCCCTGAATGGTAAAAACACGCTTTTCTGTTTCCAGCTTTGAAGCTCTATTTATACCTGCCATGACACTTAATTATTGGGAAACATTCGTTTAATAACCGAAATATGACGGGATAGTTCGGTTATCCTATCTCGAAGTTTTATCGCCTCTTTCTCGCGCATTATTCTAATTTCTGCGTCTTGATCCTGAATTGGTTTTGGATCATAAGCAGTCAATGCCTTTTCATTAATCTCTTTTTCTGCTTCTAAATATTCGATAATAGAATTTCTCATCTCAATAAGTATTTGATAATTAGTTTCTGCCATCTTTAATTTAGTTTTGCTTAATGGCAGTAAAAGTAAGCAAAACTTTAAACACTATATTTCTTGATT